TGGAAAGGATTGTAGGCTTGATAGCAATTAAACAAGAAACATTGTGCATCGGCACTGCCCAATTTGGCCGCCATTAATGCTTTTTCAATTGTTTTCTCTTTGTGTATGCGACTGTCCGAACTCTCTAGATCACGGATCCATCCTGCCGCCATTATGCCGTCAAACCGTTCGTTTGAGAAGTCTGTTTCATTCATATATTTACTTTGGTTACCATGAACTATTATAAAACACTTTTAAACCCAAGAACAAGTCTGCTCGGGCATTTTTGATGAATTCCAAATCTTTATCATGATAGTACACCGCACTATCATCGCCGAAAAAGAATCCTTGTGTGCTGGGCAGTTGTTGTTGTTTGATTGCTTGTTCCAAGCGATCTAGGTCTTCCCAAGTGAGTTCAATTTCGTTGCCATTGAACATGCCTGCGTTGCCACGTGATTCCCATAACTGTTTCATCCAGCCATGCAGGTTGGGATGTTTACGCCAGTACGCAATTTCGCGATGGCTGTCCCAATCTGCCTCTGCTTTGGAGGCAGTGTATGCATACATGTCCAGGCCCATTAAGCGGCCTCTAACATGTTGGCTGGCACATTGTAACGGCCCAGGGGTGTGTTAACCAGCACATATTTGATTTTGATTCTTTCAACTTTGCCTGTGTATGTGCGTCCATCGCGATTGCTGGTGAACTTGACTGCATCGCCTACCTGGAGTTGGCGTTTGGTAGTCTGTGCAAGTTGAGCACGGTTCCATTTAATTGCATCCATCATACTGGTGAGTTCAGCATTGGTCCATGTACCAAACATGATACTGTGATTGATCTCTTGAATTGAATTGATTTTTTGCATATCAAGCCGCCTTCTTAAAATAACCGTAGGGAACACCTACCAAAAAGCAGAGGTAATCAAAGTCACCGTCTGCACCTTCCGCTTGCATGATCCAACTGATGGCCATGTCGCGATCTTTTGCACCCGTCATCATGAGATTCTGGATACGCAATTCTAATTCGTGTGCGGCTGTTGACTCAGATTGAGCACGTTCTTTTTCTGAGAATGCAATCGCTGTTGCCAATATTTTGAATTCGGATTCAAACACCTCAAGGCTCCAACCACTGGTGTCAACACCACGCGGACGAACGCCATATGCTTCCTTGTACATGTCCCAATAGATGGCTTGGGCTTGCTCTAACGGTGTTAAATCATTCCAATTACTCATCTTGACTCCTTTTTACTGTTTATGTCCATATTATAGCATTTTGGCAATTAATGGTCAACCATTCAAAATGTAGTACTCAAGTATTACATTGTCCAGTAGAGTTCAGTGCTGGGGTCACAGGCACGTGGGGTGTTTACGTCGATTTCCACGGGCTTGCCGGTCATCAAACTGTTTACAATTTTGGTCCGTGGTTTGTAGTGCTTGGTTGCAACAATGTTGAGCTCAGACACATCCCAACCTGCTTTGTTCTGCAAGCGAGTGCGGGTGGCCTGTGCGGCACCAAAAGTTTTGTACGCACGGCTCTTGTTGGGACCGTCTGTTACAATAAGTCCTGTACCTTTTGCAATAATGTAATAACTCATTTCGGCTCCTGTTTACTGTTTATGCCCTAATTATAGCATTTCGGGAATATTCGGTCAAGTCATAAAAAAACCCTGCTCAGAGCAGGGTTTTTAGTACTAAAGTATTACCTTTTCAGGGTAACAAAAAAGTATTACTTTTTAGAAAGCGTGTGTCAAGCCAACACCTGCTTGTTTAATGTCGCTGGCTGTGCCAGTTGCATTAACACTACGATATGATACCAACACAGCAGTACGCTTGCTGAGTGCATATTCTGCACCAACATTGTATGCGTCAAGGCTTGTGTTTGTACGACCATAACTGGCCTTGGCTGTGATAACACCAAACTTTTGTGCAACACCAATCAAGCTACCTTTTTTGGTTTCGCCAACAGTAGCACTCTTGTTGTCACTGCCTGTGTAGGCAATAGTTGTGTTACCGAGTGTGGTGCTTGCACCAACCACGTTTGATGTCTCAACACCACCGTCACTGTAACGAGCGGCTGTGAAGTTGATACCACCAACACTAGCACTTGCACCATAAGAAATGGCTTCGTTGCCTGTTGCAGTATATGTACGGTCAACACTTGCGTTCACACCAGCTATGGGTGATACACTTGCGAACACGCCATTGCTCATACGCAAACCACGGAGGTTGTGTACGTCGCCAGCAACTGAACCATACAATGTGCCAAACACGTCGTTGTTGGTAATTGCTAAGAATTGGCTGTGAACATTACGACCAAGGTCGATACTGCCTACTTTGTTTACCAAACCAACTGTGGCTTGACGATCACCAAACTGTGTTGTGTTGGCAGTTGTAGGGTCTTGGCTCTTGATTGATGTCTCAATAACAGCACGAACACCCAAACCAGAACCCAAGTCTTCTTTGACTGCAAAGCCAATGCGGCTCAAGTCATTGACCAGGCTGTTGACTGCGGCGGCTGTGCCAGTTTTGGTATTGTCAACAGTAGCATTGACCAACCCATAGATACTCACTTGGGCTTGTGCGGCACCAAATGCGGCCACTGCGGCCAAAGCGATTAAAAATTTCTTCATTGTGTCTCCTTGATTGTGAAGTTCTCTAGTGTAACATTTCCCCGGGGCGATGTCAACTAATATAGAGTAATATTTATTGTGCTTTGCCGCAACAAGGCAAAATTCCCCAGGTTTTTACTAATTTACCGGCACAACTACCGGAATTGGGGCAATTTCTGGGTTGCTGGGTATTTGATTTGTATTGTACAATCTAGCCGGATTAAGCACCGCGGTATTTTGTCCTTCACGCATGACACCCACGATTGCTTGGCCACCCAGGGTTGTGGTGTCAGCTAGATTGTTCAAAAACTCTGCGGCATCTCCATTGGCAGTGAGCAAACCATAGTAAGGTAAATTTTGCACAAATGCATAAACGCTGGGTGTGTTGTTGGCCTGTAGATTGAAATAATCTATGCCAGCTTCGGTAGTGTACTTGGCACTCAAATTCATTAAGTTGGACATGTAGACCCAAGCGGTGTTTAATGTGGTCACATAAGGACTGGCACTGAGTGAGGCAATGGCTGCATTGGCGTTTCCGATTAACACAAGTACCGCCGCATCATTTGCCGCAACCAATATGTTGGTATAAGCGGCATTCAGTACAGCAAGGCTTCCTGCGGCTTGTAACGCATTGATTGCGGCAGTGGCAGTATCAAGTTGTGCGGCAAAGTCATCAGCATCCAGTGCCAATGCCAACACATCATATGTGGTGATTGTGCCATCGGGTCCTGTGCCAGTAGCAACCGTGGCAGCCACATAGTCAGTCACACTTGAATCTACTGCTGTGGTCTGTGCTTGAATCAACGGCAGGCCTGCCATGGTACTGAGGCCGCTTAAGGTAGTGGGTGTCCAGTATGTGGTGTTGTTAATATCTGTGCCCGCAGGAACATCTTGAGTGGCACGATAATAAGTGGGCACAGGATCGCCATTGCTGACCACAGCATTGGCTAGATATGGTTGTGTAACTGTCCAAGGGTTGTCAACATTGCCAATTATGGCATTGGCCAGTTTAGGCAGTGTGGTATTTGATACACCATTAATTTGCTGTAATGCAACCTGAATGGCTTTGTTGGCAGTGGCATCTGCTGGTGGAATAATTTTTCCCAATTCATCGCAACCGGTGGCTGTGGGCAGATATGAATTCACTATGGGTGTGATATTGGAATTTACACTACCTGCGGAATTGAAAATAGGCACAGGCCCATCCGGACTGGGGGTTTGTAATGATGGATAACTTAATGGAAATGTTTTTACGGGATTTAACAAATCATCGAGGCTGTCAATGTTGGCAGTTGTAACTCCCAGTATATCAAGTATCTGCTGTAATGCATCACCACTGATCATGGTCAATGCATTGTACGCCAAAAGTTGTAAGCGATCAAAATCATTTTGACTCAACCCGTTAGTATTATTAAATCCTGCACGATTATCATTTATCAAATTAGCAACATCAACGTCGGTCAATCCCACTCCGATTAATGCTGATTGCAGGTCAGGCACACTCTGGCCACGAATTCCGGCCTGGGCAGATATTTGTTGTAACAATCCAGCCGGTGTTCCGTACAAATCTAATGTGGCCATGTTCCATAAATTACCTTGGTTGGCAAGATCAATACCATAAGCACTAAGATCAGTTGATGCTCCAGCGATACCAGCAGTCACAAGATCATCCATGTTGGTAAATGTGGGCCCAAGATACTGATTGGCATTTACCGCACTGTTGATATAGTTGTTGGTTGTGGCGATATAACTTTGTACTGCCATAAACCCTTGACTAAATTTACCAGCATCGGTAACTCCATCATTAATGCCGAGATATGCTTCGCAAGTTTGTGTTATTAGATTTGAAAATCCCAAAGGATTAATAGTAGAGCCATCCACCGCACTCAAGTAATTGACCAAATATTCACTATCCAAATAAGGATAGGATCCAATTGGTGCTTCTGGTATGCTGTTGCCCAATGCTGGACACACTGTGGCACCAATACTTAATAACTGGGACAATGTTGATTGGGTAGCGTATGATTGTGATTTGTAAAAATTCACAGCCGTAATAAAATTATTAATTACTGCGGTAGTATTGAATGCGTGAATTGCTGTGGCCAATGCGGTAGGAAAAGAGTTTAATCCTTGATTTTGTACCAAGGCGGTTTGTGCTGTCAGTTGTAAGGGAGTTAAGATGCTGGGCATTATGGTGCTACTCTAACATTATCACTGCCGCCCACACGAGCATGTCCACAACTATCTGTACAGCCAGTGTATACCATGGGCACTCCACCGGCTCGCACTGAACTAGATCCGCCGGTGGTAACAGCAGCCGCATGTGGTATATGAACTCTGTATGGATTCCAGGGTGCATGATTGCTGACACTTGTGCCACTTACAACCACAGATCGACCGTTGACCCGCACAGACCCAACACCACCGTTGGCTACTCCGCCCGCACTATTTGCATCACCATCTCGCTGTACTGCTGGCATTTTACCCCAATATAAGTTTCTTGTCCGGAACTTTAATGCCTGTGGTTGCTTCGATATATTTCATTTTAACCGCATCTTCCGCAAAGGCATAAAGTGATATGCTGTTGATATTTAGCTGGATTTCTCGCTTGATATCTGCGGTAAACATTGAGGGCACAAGTCCCATGCCTTGCGGGCCCGGAGCCACGCTCACAGGGTCGCTGATAGTGATCCATTCAGTGCCAAGTCGTTCAACACGGGCAATCAACTCTTCTCCGGAGTTGAGTTTAAAAGTGTACACTTGATTTTGGTCAAAATTCATTCAGTAAGTCGCTTTCTTAGTTCAGTAAATCCACCCACTAGTTCCTCGTCGAGGAAAATTTGTGGTACTGTGCGAGCATTTGGTACTGCTTCTAATAATTGTTCACGTGTCCAATCTTGGCTCACGTTGCGTTCTTCAAATTCAATGTTTCGTGATTTTAGTAATGCTTTGGCTTGATCACAATAAGGACACTGGTCCTTGCTCCATACAATTGCTTTCATGTTGTTTCCTTAAAGTTCTGGTAGTTCGTTGTAGTCAATGCTGTCACTCATGACACCAATAACATAGTTAGTTGATTCGTTCTCCTGGAGTGCAGTTTGTTTCTTGCTGGTATCTACGTGTTTGGTGAACCAAGGAATCGGTGTGCTACGTGGAGCAGGTTCGTGATACTTGATTCCAATTTCCTTTAAGGCCGCAACGGCTGTGTAGTCCACAAAGTCTTTGAGTATGTTGGCATTGAGTCCAATTACAGGACCTTTCTGGAACAAGTAATCTGCCCAGGCTTTTTCTTCACGGATAACATCCAAGTACATTTGATATACTTCGCCTTCACATTCTGCTTTGGCTTGAGCAAAACGTGGATCTTCTTTGATGACTTGATTGATCAGCCAGGCAGTCCATTCTTTGTGCAACAACTCATCCTGTAGGATCAATTGAATAATGTTGCCATTACCAATGAAGATACGATTCTCTACCATGGCTAAACTTGTGGCAAAGCTAACCATAAAGCGGAACGCTTCTAGTGCGTAACTTGCGTTGAGTGCCAACCATATGCTTTTGACGTGTTCGGATTCATCTCCAGTCATGCCCAATTCTACACTGCAATTGAACTTGTGTAGGTCATCATAATACCGGCCTATGCTTGCTGCCATGTCCACAATTTCTTGTGTGTCATGTATGGTATTGAATATGTCTTTGGGCACGTTGTAGATGTTGCGAATGATGTGGCTATAACTACGTGAGTGAATATTGGTTTCAAAGAATGTCCAGTTGTAGACCAATGCTTCTAGTTCTGGAATTGATACCACAGGTGTAAAGATTTGACTGGGGCCACGTCCTTGCAAACTGTCTAGTGCTGTTTGGCGTAATAAGTTACTGGTAAAGATATGACGTACTGTGTCACTTGCATCTTTAAAGTCTTGTGCATCTTTAGTCAATGATATCTCTTCAGGAACCCAAAAGAATCCACGTGCTTCTTGTTCAAATTTGACCAGTTTGTTATACTTAACTTCTTCAAATCTTTGTACTGTAACGGGACCAGCAGGATCCAAAAACATCTTGCGATGCAAATAGTCAGTGGGTATTTTTAAATTGTATTGTGCTTTACTCATAATTTACATGCTTCGCAATTTTCTTCGATATCAAAATCTATTAGTTCAAGTGGGGCGGCTTCTTGGACTTGCTTACTGCCAGCTTTGTTGATCAGGCTGTAGTAGAATGTTTTTAGTCCCCAATGATGTGCCTGCATCAAGTTCCGGGCAATTAGTGTGGTAGATACTTTGCGGTCAGCAAAGTGTGCAGGGTTATAGAATGTGTTGGTACTAATCGATTGATCAACATAGGCCGCAAGCACAGCCGCAGTCTTCAAATAGCCGTCACAGTCTTTTTGTGCCCACATCAATTGATACCGGTTCTTGAGTCTATGAT